GAGGAATCAATTGCCGCTGTATTCAGCGAAGAAGTACTTAATGAACTATCTGAAGAGCAGATAGTAGAACTAATTGACGCAATTGTCCCAGAAGAACTGTCTGACGAACAAGCATTAGTGCTTTCTGAAGCGTTGACTAACGCCCCAGACGACGTAAAAGAAGAGTTTGAAGCTGAAGTGGACGTGTTTGGTGGCCAATTTGACACTTATGTACCAACAGGGTCTGCTGTGTCTGTAGGAGCACGAAGAGTGATAGTGGCTGCAGCTGCAGCCAGTTTTGCAATGCCAACCCCTACTAGCTCAAGGAAAGTTAGATGATTAAGAAATTCTTTAAAGAAACGTCTTCGCTGTCATGGACATTGGGTGGAACAGCCCTAGTGTTAATTACATTAAGTGGTCCCACAAAAGCAATAGGTTTATGGATATCCGGTGTATCATTAATTATCCACTTTCTCGGTGTCTTTTTTACAAAAGAAACGGAGTCTGAGGAATGAAAAAAGCTGTACTATTATTAGCAACATTACTGGCTCTATCAGCCTGTTCGGACAGATATAGGAACCCTGCAGATGACCCAAGAAACCAATCAACGACAACTGTACCAGCCCCGTAAGCGCTTATCGCCAGAAGATTTAGAGGCCAGAACCAGAGCAGTGGTGATTATGACCCTTGCTGGAGTTCTCCTTTTTAGCGTATGCGCTTTACTATATTCATTAATCTTTGTGTATCAACCTGCGGAGCAGAGTCCAAATGATGCGGCATTTCTTAAAATACTTGAGCCTCTCATGTTTAGCATTGGCGGCGCCCTTACTGGCTTGGCTGCTGGGCGTGCTATGTCTTCTGGTAAAAAAGAGGATAGCGAGTAATGGACTAGATGGGCGGGTAACTAATCTAGAGGCAGCAAAAACACGAAAGAAAAGTGTATAATTATTAACACGGAGTCCGATTGGGGTGGGCTATCTGAGGATGGCCCACCCCACATTCTTAGGCTAGAATGGAACCATGACTAATACAGTTAATTATTCCATATCTAAAGGGTTGCCGTGGGAGCGCTTGATCATAGTACGTGATCAACGTACTCATAGAGTCATTTTCCCCACATCTGCACGCGGCAGCATCAAAACCAGCACTACTGGCCGCAAAGAATTTAATATTACTCTTACGGCAGAAGGGGGAATACTCCTTGGATTAACCGAGGAAGAGACCACAGACCTACCTACTGGTAACTTGGAATATGATGTATTGGCAACTTATCCAAGAAAGGCTCCATACTCAGGAGCTAGCGAAGAGGTAACCAGACCCGTTGCTCGGGGTACAATTACTGTTACAGGATTGGAGAACATTACTCCATTGGAGGATACACAGGCTATGGAAATCAGGTTTAAACAGCGTGTGGACTTCCGTAGAAACTTTACCTGGAGAGACAGCACAGGTGCAATCATCGCAGTACAAGATGCCTTTATGCAGGCAAAAGACTCTTCTGGGGCTACTGTACTTGACCTTAGATGGTACTCATCAACCCCATCCGAAGCAACAGTTATTGGGTTAGCTGGTAACAGACGTGGGTATATTGCACCAATAGCTGGTGCCACACTTGAACTACACGTTTCGGATAAAAATACAGTACCTGCAGGTCGTCATAACTTTGACATGTTTGTCAAAGACTCTGCTGGAGACTGGGACTGTTTGGCATCCGGTGTAGTAGTAGTAGAAGAAGCAATATCGGTACCCCCAACATGAGCACTGTAGAAGTATCTAAACCTTCAAATAGCTACGTAACAGTTACTAAGACTAAAACTGTCTCTACAGTTGAAAAGCCAATTGAGCAAATTTTAGAAATACACGATCCGGGAGTAGCAGGACCACCAAACGCTTTAACAGTGGGAACTGTTTCTTCTGGCCCAGCGGCTGTAACTATAACTGGAACAGCCCCCAACCAAGTTCTTAACTTTGTTTTGCCAGTAGGCTCCTCATACATACATAATCAAATAGTATCTTCTACAACATGGACTATAAACCACAATCTTGGGTTTTTCCCCGCTGTTTCAGTTGTAGACAGCGGCGGTAACTACGTCATAGGTGATGTAACATATGTATCACAAAACGTTGTAACCGTGTCATTCAGCTCTTCCTTTGGTGGAAAAGCCTACCTATCGTGAGGTTCCATGTCTAAGTTTCTTACAAACATTGATCTAACTGGTAATGAGCTACAGAACGTTGTAATTCATAATGCCGGTACCGCTCCATCAGCCAGCGCAAAGCTGGGTGGTCTGTACTTTGACACCTCTAGCGGAGTTAACAAGCTTAAGTACTACAACGGAAGCGCCTGGGTAGAACTATCAGTTGGTCCCTCTGGTACTTGGCAACCAGTAGACGCTGACCTTACGGCAATTGCCGCGCTTACAGGTACTTCTGGTTTTCTTAAAAAGACCGCTGCAGACACCTGGGCCCTAGACACCAACACATACTTAACTTCCAGTACTGGTGTTGTCAGCGTAAACGGAAACAGTGGTGTAATTACTGACATAGCCGTAACCACTACTGGGTTAAGCCAGTTTGGTACAGGCACCACCACTTCAGCGCAACTTGCCACGGTGCTGTCAGATGAGACTGGGTACTCAACTGGTGCTAAGGCAGTTTTCAGCATTTCCCCAGCTATTAGCACCAGTATTACAACTGCGTCTACTTCGTTTGACCTTGTTAACACCACTGCTACCACCGTTAACTTCGCCGGTGCAGCCACTGCTGTAAACATTGGTGCTGCAAACAGCACTACCACAATTGCCGGTGACCTAGTTGTAAACGGTACAACCACCACCATTAACAGCACCACCGTTACCGTAGACGATCTAAACATCGTTTTGGGGTCTGTAACCACCCCAACTAACAGCACTGCAAACGGTGGAGGTATCACTGTTGCAGGTGGTGTAGATGGTGATAAGACATGGAACTGGGTATCGTCGACCAGCTCGTGGACATCCTCTGAGAACATCGACCTGGCTTCGGGCAAGGTTCTTAAGATTGCTGGTACCCAAGTGCTATCGGCAACGGAGTACACAGGTAACTCCTCGACTGCTACTACCGCCACCAACGTCACTGGCGGTGCCGCTGGCTCATTGGTATACCAGAGTGGTGCGTCTACAACCACTACGTTAGGGCTTGGTACCTCAGGGTATGTTCTTACTGCAGGTGCAAGCGCCCCAGCGTGGACAAAGAAGAAGCACGCTGAGACTCTGGCTACCAGTGCTACTTCGTACGCCCTTACACACGGACTTGGCACCGCTGACATTTCAGTAGCAGTGTACGACGTTTATACAGGTGAAGTTGTGTACGCCGACATCGTTAACACCAACACGACTACAACTGTTTATTTTGCTACAGCTCCTGATGCTAACAAGTATCGAGTTGTTATACTTGCATAATAAGTCGTTTTAAAGGAGCCCTATGGCTAACTTTTTAAAGTCCCTCTTTGTTAAGGGGGTTGAAATTGATACGGCAGGAGCCATTACTGGTGATGTCCTTAAATATGATGGTACAAAATTTGGTGCGGCCTCTGCGGGTGGTGGTTCCAGTGTTGGCGCATTGGACGATCTTTCCGACGTTGTAGTTACGGCTCCCGAGGAGTTTCAAGGGCTTTCATACAACGGCACATCGTGGGTAAATAGCCATATCCCTCTAGTTTCTTATGTGCGTAACGTTGAATCGACCACGATTACAACTGGTACTTGTGTCTACCTGTTTGGTGCTACTGGAGATCACGCAACTGTAAAGCGGGCAGACAATAACAGTGACACAACCTCATCTAAGACCATTGGTGTTGCTGGGGCAAACATTACTGCTAGTAACAATGGACCCATTGTTACCCGTGGATATGTAGATGGTATTGACCTATCAACGGGGTATACCGCTGGAGATACCTTGTGGTTGGGAGAAAATGGTGCATTTACCACTACTAAGCCATCCGCCCCAGACCACCTAGTATTCATAGGTGTAGTCGTTCGTGCAACTATTAACGGGATTATCTATGTTGCTACTCAAAACGGCTATGAACTCGATGAGTTGCACAACGTCAGCTTGCCATCGCCCAACTCTGGAGAGTTCCTTAAGTACAACGGATCATTGTGGGTGGCTGATACTGTTGATCTTGGTACTGATACCACAGGAAATTATGTTGCGGGAGTTACTGCTGGCACTGGTGTCACTGTTACTGGTTCAGGTTTTGAAGGAGCGACACCAACTGTTGCTATCGGCCAATCGGTTGCTACTTCTGCTACACCACAATTTGCTGGGTTAACGTCTACGGGCACTACTGCAACCTCGGTGTTGACTGTTGACGGCATCGAGATTGACACGACCGGAGCGTCAGCCAATCAGGTACTTCAATACAACGGCACCAAGTTTGTGCCAGCCACAGTCAGCGGTGGCATCCCAGACACCATTTTCGATGCCAAAGGCGACTTGATCGCTGCCAGCGCACCTGACACTGCAGCCCGGCTGCCGGTCGGAACAAACGGCCAGTTCTTGGTTGCTAATTCGGTAACATCAACTGGCCTTGAATGGCAAACCATCTCGGTGATGCCAAACTTTGAAGACGACCAGAACATTCTTGCCAACCAGGTTTTTAGTTAGGAGCACCAGTGGCTACGTTCAGCAAAAAAATACTCAGCGGATCAACCGATGGACGACCCATCTTGGTCGCCACCAACAGCTCGCCTGGCACCACCATTCACACTGGATCGAGCACCGCCACCACATTTCAGGAAATCTGGCTGTATGCCAGCAACCCTGGAGGCGTTCAACGCACCGTGACCATTCAATGGGGTGGGACAACCAGCCCGAATGATTACATCACGTTCGCTTTGCCAGCGCAGAGCGGTCTTGTTGTTGTTGTCCCTGGCCTCATCTTGAAAGGAAACGCAACGCCACTCGTTGTCCGGGCGTTTGCTGATACTGCAAGCCAGGTAAACATCAGCGGATACGTCAACGAGATTGCCTAATGTCAAGGTTTGCCCAACGCACTCAACGCACTGGTGTGGTCGATGACTTTCTGCCCAACGTCAGCCGACCCGAAAAATACCTTCGCAACTCCGAGGGCATGCCTTGGGTTAGGCCATCAGATTGGCTAAATACCACTCCGGTTGCAGCGACAGAAATCTGTTTTCTGTACGCCGTTTATCAACCTGACTCAAACTTTCTTCAGTTCAGCGTTACGACATCATCCGGCAATTTTACGGTTGATTGGGGCAATGGCACAAGCAACTCGTATGCCTCAGGCACGTCGGTCGCCAAACAGTTCTTGTGGGCTAGTTATGGGAACTTGTCAGCAAGGGGTTATCGCCAAGCTCGAGTCCGAATTACTGGCAACATTACAGGGGTCAATTTCAACCTAAGGCATGCAAGTGTTATTACCCCCTCCGCTTCGTCGCAAATTGTTGAAATAAGCGCCCAGGGTTCATCTATCACATCTTTCACAATGTCTGCATCGAGTGTGAACATTACTCACCTGAGCTTAGAAAACTTTGCTTTTATCGGCACCTGTTCGATAACCAGCATGGCCCGCATGTTCAGCAATTGTAATGCCTTGCAGTCAGTGTGAGCGTTATGTTCAACGCTTGTTACAGCTTGCAGTCAGTGTCTTTGCCGAACACGTCGAGCGTCACCAACATGAACAGCATGTTCAACAATTGTTCCAGCTTGCAGTCAGTGTCGCTGACAAACACGTCAGCCGTCACCGACATGGGCGGCATGTTCAACGCTTGTTACAGCTTGCAGTCAGTGTCGCTGACAAACACGTCAGCCGCCACCAACATGAACAGCATGTTTAGCGGTTGTTACAACTTGCAGTCAGTGTCGCTGCCAAACACGGCAGCCGTTACCGACATGATCCAGATGTTTAGCGGTTGTTACAGCTTGCAGTCGGTGTCTTTGCCGAACACGGCAGCCGTTACCGACATGAGCTTCATGTTCGACACTTGTGCCAGCTTGCAGTCGGTGTCGCTGCCAAACACGTCAGCCGCTACCAACATGAGCTTCATGTTTAGCGGTTGTTACAGCTTGCAGTCGGTGTCTTTGCCGAACACGGCAGCCGTTACCGACATGACCCAGATGTTTGGCAGTTGTTACAGCTTGCAGTCGGTGTCGCTAACGAACACGTCAGCCGTCACCAACATGAACAGCATGTTTAGCGGTTGTTCCAGCTTGCAGTCAGTGTCGCTGACAAACACGGCGGCCGTCACCGACATGGGCGGCATGTTTAGCAGTTGTTCCAGCTTGCAGTCGGTGTCTTTGCCGAACACGGCGGCCGTCACCGACATGGGCGGCATGTTTAGCAGTTGTTACAACTTGCAGTCGGTGTCGCTGGCGAACACGGCAGCCGTCTACAACATGGCTCAGATGTTCAACAATTGTTACGGCTTGCAGTCAGTGACAGGGCTAAGCGGCGCAAGCGCTTACGGCAGCGGCACCTACACCAGCATGTTCAACAATTGTCCCAGCCTGCAATCTATTTCAGCAACCAACATGAAATTCACTCACAGCATCCAATACTGCAAACTAAGCGCAACTTACCTCAACGCTTACTACACAGCCCTCCCGACCGTCAGCGCCCAAACCTTGTCTGTCACCGGCAACTGGGGAACCGCCACCGACAACCCCGCAATTGCAACTGCTAAAGGATGGACGGTCACAGGATGAACCCCGGCTTCTACAAAAACGACGACGGCATTCTGCTATACGGCCCCAACTTTGTGCTCAACAAGGATTACGAACTGCGCAAAGAAACAAAAGATGAACATACCTATCCTGTTGATGGTTGGTATTGGTTTGATACAGAAGAAGAAGCACGGGCATACTTTGAGTTACCAATAGAAGTTGGGATACCCCATTTGCATGGGATGAGAATACCCTTTCATGGGTTAATATAATTCCGCCAGACCTATCAACAGGAGAAGAATAATGTCCAATGTACAACTAGACGTCAACAAGATTGTTGAATCGCTCGTAAATCAGATTTCACAGCAGGCCCAGCGTATAGCAGTCCTAGAGGCTACAATTGATGCTATCCAAAAGGCCAAGCAGGAGGTCACTGATGTATCTGACAAAACAAAATAAAGCCCTAATTGCATCGTACGCACGTAGCGTACTTGGCGCTGCCGTAGCTACCTACACCGCTACCCAAGACTGGAAGCTCACCCTTAATGCCCTCTGGGCCGCTGCCCTTCCTGTTGCTATGCGCTTCCTTAACCCCAAGGACATTGCGTTCGGTAAGGGGTCTGAGTGAATTACCCATACATCAAACTAGTACTTCCCTCAGCCCTAGCAAATCATAAGAACGGTCAGCTTCCGCAGGAGCTTCTTGCCAAGGTAAAAACCGGTGGTTTGATGTACGCACCTGCCGCTGAGCAGTTCAACAAGATGTACGATGCCGCCCTTGCCGCCGGTCACAAGCTTAGGAATGTTGGCGACTACCGTTCTTTCCAGGGCCAGTTGAACATGTTCATGGACCGGTACACCACCACTGACCAGGGACGCAACCCTCAAGTTACTCGTCAGTACGAGGGTAAAACCTGGTATCTCAAGCCTGGTAAGGCTCCCAGTGCTGCCCCAGATCCAACCGGCAAGAAGGGCTCTAACCACGGTTGGGGTCTTGCTATTGACCTCGGTTACGAAGCTGGTGGCAAGGTTCAGTCGATGGGTGGAGCTTGCTTTGAGTGGATGTGCGCCAACGCCCCTAAGTGGGGTTTCTACCTTCAGACCGGCGACAAGAACTCAAAGGAATTTGAGTCCTGGCACTGGCAGTACTGTCTTGGCGATAAGGCCCCAGATGGTTCTGTAGCGGCCCCTGTAGAGGCAATCAAGCCCTCAGGCGGGTCTCCAGAAGCTGGCCCCATGAAGTTTGACTACCCTGGTACCCCGGTTCAGCGTGGGTCTAAAGGGCCAGCTGCTGCTCTTGTACAAGCCATCATCGGAGCTACCGCTGACGGTGACTTTGGCCCCCGTTCAGAGCAAGCCCTAAAAGCTTGGCAAACAGCTAATGGTCTAAAAGCAGACGGCATCGTTGGTCCTGTAACATGGAAGAAGATGTTCGGCTGATAGGAGCCTCAAATGGCAGTTAGAATACAGATGCGACGTGGTACCACTCAACAGTGGACTGACGCAGCAGGCACCACTAACGCTGTGTTGGCAGCTGGTGAGATTGGTGTAGACACTACATCAAAGCAACTAAAAGTTGGAGATGGTAGCACTACATGGGCGTCCTTACCTTTTTTTAACTCAGGAACAATCACTGAGGTAATAGCTGGTACTGGGTTAACCGGTGGTGGAACTTCCGGGGTTGTTACACTCACTGTATCTACGTCCGGGTCTACTGGATTGATCACGCGAGGTACCCTAACAACCAAGGGCGACATCTTGGTTGCCTCAGCTGCAAACACACCAACAAAGTTGGCAGTTGGCACAGACGGTCAAATGTTAGCAGCTGATTCTTCTCAAGCTACTGGTTTAACTTGGGTTAACGGAGCAACAATTGCTGGATCGGAAACGCTAACAAACAAGACTTTAACAAGCCCCACTATTAACGGTGGCACAGTATCTACTGCCACGGTTACAAACCCAACTGTTACTACCGGTACATTTACATCGCCAACTTTAGTAACACCAATATTTACTGCCCCAATAGAATCATGGAACGTTGTTGGTTCAGCACCATCGTCTACCCAAAACATAGATGTTAAGACCTCATCTGCGTGGGTGTACACCAGCAACGCAACAACAAATACTGTACTCAACATACGAGGAAACGGCTCAACTACCCTTAACTCTATGCTCTCAAATAACCAAAGCATTACAGTTGCGGTAGGTGTAACAAACGGGTCTACCCCGTATTACCCAACATCCATAACTATTGATGGCTCGGCAGTTACACCTAAATGGCAAGGCGGCACAGCACCTACAGCTGGCAGCGCAAACAGCGTAGATATATACGCTTACACTATCATTAAAACCGCTACTAATACATACACGGTGTTTGCCTCACAGACTAAGTTTGCGTAATGCCGTTAGTATCCACCTTTTCTTCTGGGTCTTCAAGATCCCTAGGTCTTGGCAGTGGTATCAGACCGGGCGCCCCAACAATAACGGGTATTTCATACCTAAACGGTACTACCGGAGGTCGCCTAGAGGTGTCGTTTACTGCTGGTACGGTTGGCACAACTGCCACAACTGACTATCAGTACTCGTTAAACAACGGTGCAACATGGACAACTCGATCTGGCACTGCGTCTCCAGTGGTCATCACTGGGCTAACAAATGGCACAAGCTACACAATAAGGCTACGTGCTGTTAACTCAATTGGAGCCTCCGAACAATCCAACTCTACGGTTGGTCGCCCAATAGCTCTTCCTGGAGCACCATCAGTATCTGTGACGATGCACCCAACTGATCTTGGTAAGATCAACGTTGCTGTTACAGACGGAACTGCTGGTACAGACAGCCTAAACGGCACTACCCCGTACGAGTACAGTTTGAACTCTGGGTCAACCTGGACAACTGTTTCATCTGCTAACTTTACAATCAGTGGATTAGCTAATGAAACTTCTTATACTGTAACCGTTAGAGCGATAACTACAAACAATGACAGGTCTAGTTCTGGGAGTGGAACTGGGTCTACTAGACCTGTTGCTCCCTACACAGCTAGACCCACAGCTACTAAGAATGGGTCGAGCTTTAACGTTACCTGGGGTGCTATCACTGACGTAGGTTCTGGTGTAGCCTCAGCTACAGTAATTCAAACGTTTATTGGGTCAAGCTCTGGGTATGTCAGTGGTAGCACCTACTCCATACCATCTGGCTCATTTAGTGGTGGCACTGTAACTATGAGTGTTCCAAGTAACAGAAGAAACACACCTTCTGGTGAAACTTGGCAAGTTACATACCAAATATACGTTGTAGACAACGTGGGAACTACATTCACCAGTGAAGGTTCATTCTTTGAATGGACAAGACCACTTGGTACGTACAACATTGGTCTAACCGATGCTGATTCATTTGGAACAAACTGGGCTAACCTTGCTGTGGCCGATGAGGCCGTCGTACGTAGGTCAACAACCTGGAGTTATGGTGCGTTTTTCTATGGGACACAACTACCAGACACCTGCAAAGGGTTCGCTGCGGACAGCGGAACTATATTTGTAAAAAGAGCGGGGTCTACAGCTGCATTTAGAGGAAACACGGGCACATTCACATTTAGAGTTCACGACAGAACTTCGGCTTCAGGGGCTGCGTCGTTTTCTGGAACTGAAGCAACAGCTTATCTATCAGGCGATAACGCATCAACGTATGTGTCAATGCCTAGTGATTGGTTGTCAGCATTCGCAAACAGTACAGCATATGGTGTTGCCCTAACTAACCACAGCAACCAACCAGGTGGGTTGCGTGGTTTATCTGATTTCTCAGGTCTAATTACACTAGTATTCAACTAAGGAGCACCTCATGGCCAATGAGCCCATGGACCCGGAGACAAAACAGCGACTTGATGCTTTAAAGAAAAGAAAAAGACTAGGGACTGGTCTAGGAGAGATTCTTGAGCAAAGTGAGGCGTCTGAGGGTCTTGGTAAAACTTTGTTTGCAGACACTGGTAGTACTGCAGAGAGAGCCGCTAGCGGACCAGATGTAGTTGACGACAGTGAAACTGAGGAAGATCCAGACGCGGTATTAACCTTAGAATGGGATAAGTTAAACCCACAAATATTTACAATGGTTAATATTGTTGAAACCGATGTCTACTACCAGGGCCCTAACCGCAGCAGTAGAGTAAGGAGGTTTAACTTTTCTACAGAAGAACCTGTTACGATCAATAATCAAAAAGCTTTGGAAAATGGCACTCTTGAAGGATACGTAACTGTTGAGTTTATAAAAAGAGCTTACAATAAGCCGTCCAATAGATGCAAATATGGTCCAATGCCCGTTAAAGATTTTATTGAGTTTAAAGAGTCGGTGAGCCTTGGGCAAGCTATAGTTGACGTACTTGAACCACACACTTTTGTATACGTATGAGAATAAGGTTAACAAATGATACTAACTGTTGTATGTTTAACAATAATAAGCTTATCTCTATATTTCCTATTTAGAGACACGCTAAACAGACTTCAATATATAGGCCCTATTTATTGGATAACACGTGATAACACGCCTAAAGGAACACCATTGTTGTCTATTGGGTTTATGCGTCAGACTAGCTTTCCTTGGAAAGTAGGTAAGGGTTTACAGGTGAGCATTAGTAGGTATTCTTTTCAATTTGGCATTTGTAAGAAATCAAAACATTCTGACGAAACTGAGGGTATCCTAGGCGCTCTAGGTGGCAGATACCTAGATACTTCAACGAGCGACATACGGGAGTGGTGATGTTTTTTAAACGAGAACAAAAGCCCCAGACACACAAAAAGTTAGCCCGGATTGAAAAAATGGATACTCCATCAATAGTTAATTGGATGGATATTACGATCATGAATCTTGGGCAAACATTTGACAGCTGGAGGTACAACGACCTTCCAGAGGAAGAAGTTGCGCAGCATTTAGACATTATTAATGCTCTTTGGGATGAACTTTTGACTAGAAAAGCTAGTTTGAACAACAATTAGTGTATTATTGAGCGTACAGGAGACAACTAATGGTAAATTTAAACAGAAAAACAGACAAGGAAAATCCTCACCCTAACCGTAAAGCTTTGCTTCGCGGTAACGGGCAAGATCGTGAGTACCTGCATGAGTTGGTTAACAGCATTAACCACCTTGGTTACGACTTCGGTGCTGTGTCACCAATAATTTCTGGTGAACGGGAAGACTACGGGTACTTAGTGAGCTTGCCAGATCTGTTTTATTTGATTGACAGAATTGCTGAATCCATTGGAATGCCAAAGAAACCACTAGATATTCCAAACCAAGGAATACTCTATACAGAAGAAGTATAATTAGTTTATGCAACAAGTGGCAGAAGAAGGTTCGATACCAGAGGACATCGAGGCGATTGAGCTCGATGAAACATCCCAGGAATTCATTGATCAGTTAGTTATGAAACTCATCCTCTTTACAGAGGAATTTTGTAACGTAACGTTTTTCCCATACCAAATACCAATTGCGTATCGAATGATTGAGTCAATTGTTATTGGTGACGGTGAAGAGATTACACTTGTTGCTACCCGCCAGTCTGGAAAATCAGAAGTACTATCAAACGTGCTCGCATCTATGATGGTTATTCTTCCTAAGTTGTCAAAAGTCTATCCAACCTGGCTTGGAAAGTTTGATAAAGGATTCTGGTGTGGGGTGTTTGCTCCAGTAGAAGACCAGGCTGATACGGTATTTAGCCGTATTGTAAATAAACTTACTAGCGATCACGCTATGGATTTTCTCCTTGACCCAGAAATCGATGACAAAGCCACATCTGGTGGGTCTCGTGGTAAGGGAAGGATCATAAGCCTTAAGCATTCAGGGTCTTTGTGCCGTATGCAAACCTGTAACCCTAAGGCAAAGATTGAATCTAAAACCTACCATTTTGTGCTAGTAGACGAGGCTCAGGAAGCCGACGAGTTTATGATCACTAAATCAATCAAACCCATGTTGGCGTTCAACAACGGGAGTATTGCCCTTACTGGAACCGCAACTCGTAACAAATCCTATTTTTACAAAATGATCCAGTTCAACAAACGCCGTGATGTCAACTCTCGCCGTAATCACCGTCAGTGCCATTTTGAGTACGACTGGAAGACAGCCGCAAAGTACAATGACAACTACGCAAAATTCATATCTAAGGAAAAAATAAGAATCGGAGAAGATTCTGACGAGTTCCAAATGTCCTATTGCAATAAATGGATTCTTGAAAAGGGAATGTTTGTTTCAGATGAACGTCTATCACGCATGTACGACCAGTCAATGGGCCTCGTAAAGCAGTGGTGGAGAACACCAGTTGTCGTTGGAATTGACGTAGCAAGATCTAATGACTCGACAGTAGTAACGGTTTGTTGGGTTGATTGGGATCATCCTGATGGCTTTGGGTTCTATGAACATAGAGTCCTAAACTGGTTGGAGATTAACAATGAAGAATGGGAATCCCAGTATTTTGAGATTATTGACTTTCTTCGCAATTATAATGTGTACAGAATTGGTGTTGATGCCCAGGGTGTTGGCGGTGCTGTAGCAGAGCGGTTGCAAATTTTGCTTCCAAAAATTGAGGTCCTTGCTGTTACCTCAGACGCCAAAAACCAAAATGAACGTTGGGTTCATCTAACTGAACTTATACAGCGTGACCAACTCATCATCCCTGGTCACTCAAAAGCACGTCGTACACGATCATGGAAACGCTTTAATCAGCAAATGTCAGAC